TGGAAAGAATGTCCAAATATGGTTTGCATAGGCGTAATCTCTATTATACATTTACAGGGAAGGTTTTGCGGGACAGAGAAAGAAGCTATGATAAGAATAGACGACTTGTGGAGCACGCATAGGAAGGTCTTTGACCTGATAGACAGTGGTTTGGGGGAAGAAGACATTGCGCTTGAACTTGGCTGGGACCTGGACGTAGTGCAGAGGATTGTGAGGAGCAGGATGGGTTTACGTAAGAGAGGGATAGAAGAAACTATTGAGGCATAGGGCCGGGGGAGCGAGGTGGTGTGAACTGTCCCTTCCAGCCCTGCTCCGCACTGTTGAGCTCCCTCGTACCCTTATAAGGAGGCTGGTAATGCCTAAAGTCGGAGATAAGAAATTCTCATATTCAAAAGCTGGCCAGAAGGCCGCTAAGACTTATGCGAAGAAGACTGGGCAGAAGGTAAAGAAGGCTGGGACCAGAAAGAAGTAACATGGCACGTAAAAGGGAGATAGACTCCACGCTGATGATCCAGGCCCTCGAGCAGACCATGACGGTCGAAGAGGCGGCTGATAAGATCGGATGTTCTGCGCCGAGCCTAAGGAACAGGGCTAAAGAAGAAGTTGAAGTGAAGGTGGCTCTCCAAGGACAGAGTAAGAACCGAGAGAATATCCTCGCGGAAGCCATCATCGCTAACAAGGGAGTCCTCAGCAAAGTCGCTGACACGGTAGGCATGGGGTCTGCTCAAGCAGTCCGTTACCACATCACACGCAGTCCGGCACTGCAACAAGTGATGGCCGATTCTCGTGAGCGGATCATCGACACTGCTGAGGACAACATTTTCAGGGCCGTCGAGAGTGGGGATAAGGCTTATAGCTGGAAAGTCCTACAGACTCTTGGCAAGGATCGTGGGTATACGGAGAGACGGGAAGTGGATCAGCACGTTATCCATTCAGTGGATGAGACTTCTACTGAGGCCCTCGTGGGAGTATTGGACAGACTAGCCACAGCCAATCCAGAGGCCATTGAGGCTGACTTTGCAGTTTTGAATGATGAAGAGCGGAAGGTGCTTGGAGAGGCTCTTAGTGACCATAAGAAAGAGGTAGTTAACGATGCCTAAAGGTAAAGAGGTTAGCGTTTCTAAAAAGACTAAAGATACTGTTAGCAGTAGTGAACTGGATGAGCTTGAGCAGCGTATCGCAGAGTTGGACCATCCTGATTTCTTTGGAAAGCAACATTTTATAGAAAGTGATGGTCCTACGAAACTTCTAGATGAGGATAGGGCTACTACTAAACTTCTTCGTTTAGAGAATCGTTTAAGTCTTTATGAGTCGCAACTTCGCTCTAAGAGTGAGCCTATTGAGCAAAGCGGTAGTCGTGCTAAGCATCTAAAGAGAATTGAAGATTTAAAGAAAGATATCGCTGCAGCAAAAGATCGTATTAGGGCAGACGAGACTATGGAGTTCCACGCAGAGAAATGGATGGAAAGTTAGAACTTGAACGAGCTGATCGCTAATACTCCTGTGGCATTGACACCTGAAGCCCAGGATCCTGCAGAAGTTGCAAGGGAACTCATTAGACGTCGTCAAGCGGCTGATAGCTTGATTAAGTATGCTGAGTTCATGGACGATCAGTATTATCCTTACCAGGTTCATTATCATATAGCTGAGAAGCTGCAGGCTGTTGAGCAAGGGAAACTCCGAAGACTGGCGATCTTTGTTCCTCCCGCTATTGGGAAATCCAGGCTTTCTAGTGAAATCTTTCCCTCGTGGTTCTTCGGAAGAAACCCGACATTAGAGTTTATCCAGGCGAGCTATTCGGCGGACTTGGCCTTTGGCTTTGGGCGTAATGTAAGGAATATAATCAAGGATGAGCGTTTTCGCTTAGTGTTTCCTGGGATCAAGATTGCTGACGATGCCCAGAGTATGAATGAGTGGAAAACCTTTCAAGGTGGTGAGTATAAGGCTGAGGGTGTACTAGGCGGGCTGATAGGCTTCCACGCACATATAGCGGTTATAGATGACCCTTTCAAGAGTTACGAAAGTGCCCTCAGTCTAAACAATCGTAGGGCAGTGTGGGATTGGTACGCGAGCGTTTTGCTTAACAGGCTTCGTCCTTATAAAGATGGGCCTGGAGCTGTTATTCTGATTATGCAGAGGTGGCATGATGATGACTTAGGGGGGCGGATTGAAAAGCTCAATGAAGCTGGCGAAGAGTATTGGGACATCATAAGGCTTCCCTCCCTCGCTGAAGCGGATGACCCCCTGGGCCGAGCGCCGGGTGAAGCGCTCTTGCCGGAAGGCCCTAACATGCGCTCAGTTGAGGAGCTCCATGCCATCAGAGCCCGCAATCCGTCCCTCTTTATGGCTTTGCACCAACAGAAACCGGTCAGCGATGAAGGAGATGTATTTCAACCTGGGTGGATAAAAAAGATTCCAGAACGTAAGATTCCTGAGAACTTGACGTATTATGGAACTAGTGATTATGCCCTTACTAAGGGGTCTGGTGACTACACTGTCCATATGGTCTTTGGTATAGATGAACGAGGTATGATATACCTTGTAGAGGTATTTAGAGACCAGGTTGAAATATTTGATGGAGTTGAACGTGCTTGTGAATTGATGTTGAAGTATAAGCCGTTGAAATGGCTTCATGAGCGCGTTATGATGAGTAAGGTTGTAGGCCCTCTTCTTAGGAAACGGAAAGCAGAACTTGGCTGCTGGACGGTCCTGGAAGATGTTAGCGTGATTGGAAGAGGGTCTAAAGATTCGGTTAATAGGGCTGGCGCCATCGCTGGGGCGATGCAGATGGGAATCTTTCATGCTCCAGAAGATGCTTCTTGGATTGGGGAACTTGAGCATGAGCTTAGTAGATTTCCTAATGCCAGGTATGATGATCAGATTGACTGTTTGGCCTTACTCGGTATGCAGCTTTCAAAGCTTCGTAGCGCTATAGGAGCTACTGAGGTGATAGCTGGACCAACTAAGATTATTCCAAGTAGTGTTACTTTCGATGAGTATGTGATGAAAAACACTAGAGCGAGAAGAGGGATGCCAAGACGGAACGAAGGTATTGTAGTTCCTTTTCCAGAGGCTAGTCCACTAGATGATAATTGGGGCCTCGACGCTTCATAACAATTTGTTATAGAGAAGACAATGGCATATCCTACAGCACAAGATTTGAGAGTCCAGTACTGGCAAGGACAGATTGGCTTTGTTCAGAAGAAAGTGAAGCCGTTGTTTGAGGCCTGTAATGTACTTGTTAATCAGTTTTATAATGAGGCGACCACTGAGCGGGAACAGGATGTAGGGGATGCGGAAGAGGAACATGTAAGGCGTGTTAAGAGCGGCCTTATTCATGGGTTCATAGATCAGAGCCTGGCTAATATGCTAGATAGGGCTCCTACGTTCCAGTGTTATCCTGAGACGCGAGAAGCTGCTCAGAGAATAAATCCTGATGATCCGCATAGTCCCTCTCTGGCTAATGGTGTTGCGAAGATCTCGAACTATCGTTATAGGGAAACTAATCAGCTGAGAGTGGATGAGCGTGTAGCGCTTGATGCTTTCTTGTTTCCTTATGGTGTGGCGAAGATCGGGTTTGAGCTGGATGTAGATGCAGCCGAGCAAGAGTTGCTTCAAGAGATGACAGTCCTGGACATGGAAGATCCTTTGGAGGAGAATACGTTCCTCAAGGGTGGGATTCCTGTGAGAGTGGCTGAAGGCCAAGATCATCTTTATCATATCCAGATGCACCAGAGTGAACTGAGACGCTTGCTGCAAGAAGATGTTAATAATGACTTGAAGGATCTTATTAAAGAGTCCTTCATGGATCATATAAGGTTGCATAAACTCTTCCAGGATAGGCCAGCTCCGAGCGCTAATACTAACATTCATAGAGGCAGTCCTTATGCCGTTCGTTGGCAGCCGGATATGTTCCTCACGGATGCTTTTAGCCTTGAGGGGCCGATGGATGCTAGGTGGATAGCTTTTGGGTGGGAGTTGCCGATTGATGAGGTTAGAGCAAATCCAGCTTATCGAAATGTAGATAATCTTGAGCCGAGTCGTTATAAGGATGCTCCTGAGAAAGAGGGGGATCTAGACTCTGATGGTTTTGATGTTGTAAGGGGATGGGAAGTGTGGGCGAGGAACTTTCCTGTAGGCAAGAATAAGTTTCGTAATTTGTTCTTTACGATTGCTGAGGGAAGTGAGAAGTTCCTACAATATGAAGAGGAATGGCCTTATGACAGGATTGATAATTATCCGGTAGAGACTTTGAGTTTCCAGACTGGTGTTAGGCAATGGTTTCATAAGCCGCCGTTGCTTATGGCTGGTGGGGACACTGTCCAGGCATTGACTAATGAGATCATGGACTCGTTCCTTTATACTATACGGAAACAGAAGAATATATGGCTTGTTGATCCTTCCGCAGGTATTGATCGAGATATCTTACAGGATATTCTTGACGCTCCGGATGGATCTATTGTAGAAGTTCCAGGGCTTAGCGAGCAAGGAGCTAATGCACTTATTCCTCTTCCTTTTTTGTCAGTTCCTTCTGATAAGAATGGGATGTTGAATATGCTTCAGCAGATGTTTGATAGGAGTGCAGGAACTCCACAGCCGGTTCAGCTTCCGACTACTGAAACGGCGACAGAAGCATCGATTATGGAAAAGAAGAATACTTCCAGAGAGAATCGGCGCTCGTCATTACTTTCGGAGTTTCAAGTTCGTAAAGCCCGTAAGATGTTTCAACTTGATTCGCAGTTCAGACCGGAGAAGTTATTTCTCTTGGATAGAAATGCAAATGAGTTTATAAGCATCAATAGGGAACTTGCAGAAGGTGAGTATCTGTTTACTATGGATGTTTCGAGTCAGTCTACTGCCTTGGCGGTTGAGCGTAGTCAGTGGATGGACTTGTTGAACTTGTTTGCTGGGCTTACGCCTCTTCTCACTCAAACCTACGGCATTCCTCCGAACATACCGGAGCTTGCTCGTAGATTGCTAGTGAGGGGATTTAATGAGAAAGACGTGGAAGAGATTCTGCCGATGCTTGAGAAGCAAACTCAAGAAATGCAGGCTCAGGCCCAGGCCGCGGCAACTCAGGGTGAGGGAGGTACTTCGGAGTTCGCCAACCCAGAGGCTCAAGCGCTTCAACAAGCGTTACAAGATGGTAGAGCGGCGAATGCAGGAGTAGGGCCACTAGACGCAGATAGTTTTAATAGAGACCTGCCTAGTGAAGGTCAGCAAGCTGGTGAGACGGTGACAGTCTGATGCCTTTCAAGAGTCAAGATCAGCGTGCGATGTTTCATGCCGCTAAGAATGATCCGAAGCTTAGGAAGAAGTTGGGACTGAAGTTGAGTGTTATAAAGAGATTTCTTGACGAAGACCAGGGCGGGAAGTTGCCCAAAGTGTCCAGTAAGACAAAGAAAGTACTGAGCGCATAATGGCTTATTTACCAGAAACAAAAGATAAGACTGCCAGGATTTCTCCTGCGGCGCAGAGAGCTTTGGGATCTGAGGATCCGAAGGCGAGAAAAGAGGTAGAAGCTCAAAAGAATAAGAAGTTCAGCACTTGGGATGAGATTAGCGTGGCAGCTGATATGCTTCCTGGTGGTGCGATAGCTGCAGGTGGAGGTATAGGTATACAGAAGATAGTTGAGGGAGCTATTTCGGTTGCGAAAAAAGGAAGTAGTAGTGATGTAATGAAGTACTTGATCAGAGAAACAAAAAATAAATCTTCAGTACTGGATCAGGTTCTTTCTTATGTATACGAAAAGATTGACGATGTGCTAGCTAAGCCTGGTAGTGTTCCAGATGTAAATCCAGCAGACTATTATGCTGGTTTAGGAGAAGCTAGAGAATTAGGTATAGTTAACGATGCAGCCGTGGCTATAAAGAATAAGACTATGGATCTTGGAGCTGTTAGGAAGGGGGAGAAGCATAGAGAGGCGTTAAGTCAGCTAGAAAAAGAAAAAAAGCCGCCTTTACTATTAGGCCAGGATTGGATTAAGGAGTCTGAAGCTCTTTCTCTTGGTAAATCTACTCCTAAGCCTGAAAGTGCTCTTGATTATGTTCGGCAACGGAAGAAGATTGGAAAAGATATAAAGGCGTCTAAAGCTACTACAGATATAATGGCTACTAAGGATCTTCCTTCTGTTACTAGGATGAAAGCTAGAGATATGCCTTCTCCTTCTGGTAAGAGTAGGCTTGATCAGAAGATGTTAGAAGGGTTAAAAGATGATGTTGAGACTCTTAAAGGTTTTTCTGATGAAGATTTATTAGGGATGGCTGATGAAGTTACTGGTATTTCGTCTTCTCAGGGATTCTCACCTAAAGATATTTCTTGGTATAAACGCTTAATAGAAGATGAAATAAGAAGGCGTGGTCTTTAAGATGCCAGGCTATGCACAGCCGGACCTGCAGTGGAACTCAGCGATGAGTGCTACAGATATGTATCCTGGGGTGCCTAAGAAGAGAAGGCGTCGGAGAAGGCGCAAGAATAAAATTAAGGGTATTGTTGTTCCTCCAAAAACTGCTAATATAATAGCTAATAATAAATGACGCAAGTAAGTATAAATCCCAATACTGCGAATGCTATTGGCCAAGATAAGGCTGTTTTCTTAAGACAGCTTAAGGAGACAGATCCTAATAAGTATGAGGCTCTTAATCTTCTGATTAGGGATTTGACCGGAAGAGAGGATCCTGGCCAATCTGGACTTGAGTCTCCTATAACACCTGTATTTTCTGAAGGGCGTGTAGAGCCTAAGCCTTTTAAAGGTCGAGACTTGGTCGCGGATTTCTTCTTTAAGACTCCTAAAGGTATGGTTATGAACTTGGAAGATGCCGCCAGTATGGTTGGCATAGCTACTGAGTTCTTGACTATGAGTCCTTCCCAGCGCTTTGGTTATCATGGGAAGAAGTGGCATGAGCAGTATACTAAGCCTGCTGTAGAGATGGTTAAGCAGATTGCTCCTGTAGCCTTTAAAGGGTATATGGGTTATCAGCGGGGAGACTTACAGGCACAAGCAGGAGCTGTTGGTCTGGGGGTTAGTTTAGCAGAAGGCATGAAAGAGGGAGTACATGAGCGAGGAGCTGCTACATTTATAGAGCCTTTTGAAATGGCTTTTCCTGTGGCGGCCAGAACTTATAAAGCATTAGGAACTAAGCCTACAGAGACAACTTATAAGCCTCGCACTACTGAAGAGCTAGAAACACATAGTTGGGAAGAAGACCCTGCTGATGTTAATAGAAGGGTACAAGAGGTTCGAGCTAGAAAAAGTGAACTTCATAAGGCGTCAGAAATTGAGCATGATTATGCCCTAAGGATAAAGGCTCTTCAAGATGAGTTGGTTAAGGGTATAGGTGATGATGCTTATGATCCTGCTTTAGGCGATTTTGACCTTTCTAGTGCTGGAATAGAAGCAGGATTAAAGTCTGGGAAGTACAAGTGGAAAGGGGAGAGGCCTTTTGAAGATATTCTTACTGAAGAGCTTGATACTTTTAATGAATGGCTTAGGGCAGCGGATGACTTAGGAATATCTAAAGCTAGAGATCCTCGTTTTATTGGAGAGCAGGCTTTAGATAGTCTTAGAGAAAGGTTTCCAGCTAGATACGCTGACATTTTTGAGAAGCAAGATATTGTTAAAAGAGATACTAAAAGGCATAGTCAACTTCTTGATGAGCTTCAAGATTTAGAGTTTGATGAGAGTGGCTTTGTAGACGTACAGAGAAAAGCTAAACTAGAGCGTATGATCCTTGATCTTGAGGATAAGATAGGTCCTTTACAACAGGAAGTAGACGAAGGTCTACAGTATGTTGATATAGAAAGACGGATACTAGATTACGATAGAGAGATAGAAGATTTAGATCATGCAATAGCAGATATAGGTAATCAGCTTTCAGTTGAAAATGATCCATCTGGAGTGAATCTTCTTACAGATCAGGGAAACGCTCTATTTCAGGATGAAATGGCTCTAACTGCAGATCGTAACGCTCTTGAGATAGAACGAGAAAAACTTATTATAGAGCGAGATTCTAATCCTCTTGCACAGCAGGAACTTCTTTCTTTATATAATCAGTATACTAATAATTATCCTGGTCCTAGAGACAAAGAAGATATGATGGACTTGGAGCGTGCCATTAATCTAGGTTTTATTATTCCTGCAGCTCATGCTACTAAAGGTGATATAAAGTTTTTTGATCCTGGAAGAAGAGGTGAGGCAGGAGGTGGTAGTGACGCTTACAGGGCTTGGTTTTTTACTACTCCTAGTTCTTATCCTACTTTGGAATCTTACTGGAGAACAAGTAATCTTGCTAAAGATGCCTCTGTTCCTATGTATGACTATGATGACCCTGGTGTTTATGGACGTAAGGACTTAATAGATTACCGCAGAAAAATAGAGGAAGAAGAGCTGTATTATACAGAGGCTATGGAGCCAAGGCATGAGTTAAAAAAGGAAGTTGAAACGGCTCTTGGGGTAGCTGGTAGTAAGACAGCCTATCGTGCTGGAATATCAGACGTATTTGATTTTATAGAAGATCCTTATCGGCATTCATATAGGTATCCTAGTCAATCTGCTGAAGCCTTAGGGCTTCCGGTTATCCCTTATATGTATCCGAAATTCTCTGATGAGGTTAGGCGTCCTATTTACGCTTTTATAGAAGGCGTGACTATGGCTAACAGAAGAGATCCTACTAAAGCAGGGGTACATCAAAAAGGCTTAATGAAAAAGACTGGTGTATCTTGGGAAGAGATTAAATCCAGAGATTATCATTTTACCAGTAAGAGTGATGATCATCCTGTTGGTAATTATGATTATAGTTTTTGGTTTGGGGATAAAGAGTATGAAGTTCCTGAGCGAGTAATCATGAGTTTAGAAGCTGTAGACTTTCTTGGGTATGATAGCTTTCCCATGCTCATGAGAGATCTTAAAAATACTCCTAAGGAGGACTGGAATAGTACTTTTGACTTTACACCTATGAGGCCTAAAGCGGTTCCTAGTCCCAGAGATCAGAAGAACTTCTTAGAGCTGGTTTCTTTGTTTGAAAGAGATAAGTCTCAGAGGACCGGAGATCTCAGTGTTTGGGGCGGTGACAAAGTTGGGTCTGATAGATGGTATGATGAAGATGGCTTAGGTAGAGATTATGAGTTTTTACCTGAAGCCAGAGATTGGGGAGATATAGAATCTGATCCGCAATACAGGCCTGGTGTTGTTAGGCGTCTTTCAATGGTTAAGTCTAATTTGTATCCTGCGCCAGGCACGAAGCGGAAGAATAACTTTATTAATAGGGATGCTAACATAACTCCAGAAAATATAGTTAAGAATCTGGATGCTTACGCCAGCGCTATTGCAAATGACGATTTGCTAGAAATGAGTGTGGAATCTAGAGCGATGAGAGACGCACAGAGAAGAGACTTCAGGACCTCTTCTTTGTCAAAGGGTATAGCTCGTGAAGACCAAATAATTGCTGATGATTGGGCAGACGTTTTGTCTGTGCGGTTGGCAGCTGATAATTATAAGGCTAACAGAGAAGCTCTTCATGCAGCTGAGGGTGCTCTTAATAAGAATGAGATGGTATTTATAGAAAAAGCTAATAGTCTTGGAGGAAGAGAGTATATAATTAAAGAAGTTATGGATTCTTGGAGCAGTCTTGATGAAGTTCAGAAAAAGCATTTTGCTGAGATCTTGTCTTCTAGGGTTAAGGCAGGTAATGATTTAAATATTAGTGATATGTTTACTGAATCTTTGGGGGACTATGAATGGAATCGAGCAAATACATCTACTAGAGAAACTTTTGTAAAGGCTACAAGGGATCTTTTAGTTAGAGAGGGTGTAGATACTAAATCTGCTGATGAGTTAATAAGGCGTATTGAAGCTTCTGGAGATATAGTAAACGCTATTAAAGATGCTAAAAAGTTTCTTACAGAATGGGGTGGATCTAATACTGTTCCTGTAAGACTTAAGATGGATAACCCTTACATGATAGATAGGGAGGGAAAGTATTACTCTGCTTCTCACTATAATAGTGCTATGGATTATGCTATGGCTAATGGGTATGATGGCTTAGTAGTGAGAAATGTAAATGATGGAACTGGACAAGAGGTAACTACTGTTTATATTGTTTGGGATGAGACGAAGGTTAGAAGTACCAATGCTATGTATGACCCTTTAGATGCTCCTATTCCTATGGCTGCTACTAAAGAGTATACAGACAGGTTAAAAGATTTAAAGCTTATACATAGTAAGAAAGAGGTAGAAGTTACAAAGGCGGTTAAAGAACTACAGGAAGCTAGATCGCAGGGAGGGCATGCCTGGCCTGAGCGAACTGCTGCTGTAGCAAAAATGGAGGAAAAGTATAAAGAATTGGAAATAGAGAGTGCTGAAACTCACTATGATGTTCTTGAGATGGAGCAGCTTGCAAGAGGTCGTAGTCCAGAAGCTACAGCAATTTATATGGATAAGCTTCGAAAGAATAGACAGGAGGTCAAAGAGGTTGAGGCTCAGTTGGCTGGAGATGCTCCTAAAGGAAGTTCTACTTTAAAGGATCTACAAAAGAGGATACAAGAACTTAAGGAAGAGTATGAAGTTATTTTAAACGATACAGAAGGTCTTCCTTCTAAAGATCTATTAGCTGGAGTCGCTCCTTATGTAATTCCTATAGGTCTTGGCTCCTCGGTACAAGCATTTTTAGCGGACAAAGCGGAAGCTGAGGAAGAGCTAAGAACAGAACTTGTACCTGAAGAAGAGTTAACAGCTGACGTAGGTAACCTATTAGATACTTTCGATATTCCCGGCCTCGATTCTCCGGAGGCGAAAGAGAACTTTATACTCAGGAATAGCGATTGGGCTTATAGGATAAGTAAGAAAGATCAGAAGCGGAAAAAGGATCTGCAAAAGATCCATTTGTGGCGTAAGAGCCAGCTGGGAGGGAATGACTTTTAATGCCTATTTATAGTTTTGAATGCAGAGATTGCGGACGCAAAGGTGATGTTCATAGAAAAGTTGCTGACAGAGGTAATCCGGTTAAATGTCCATGCGGAAAAGAGATGAATCGGGTACCCGAACGCTTCACTGCAGATACATTTGAACCTTACTATGACGAAGGGCTCGGGAGCGATGTCTATTCCGCTCGTGATAGGAAGGCTATTATGAATCAACTTGGAGTGGTTGAGGCTGGAGATCAAGTTGGAGGAGCTAGGATTTTCGATGAAAAGAATCCTAACCTAATTAAGAAACAGCCGCCGATTGGCAAGCGAAAAAAGATGCCTAAGGCCTTTGATGATGCTGTTATTGAAGTATCCGACGCGGAAGGGCGTACGGTTTCCAGAGAGATTTCTGGAGAGATCCCAGGGTATGATTAGGAACTTCATAACAAATTGTTATGGAGAAGAATGGGCTGGAAGAATTGTCTTCCTACTAATTAGCGGAGGATGAGAAAATGAGTGAAGTAGTTCGGGGCGACACTGGACAAACAGAAGAAGGCAGTATTGATACTTACCTTGAAGGTCAAGCTCAAGAGTTTGGTGAAGATGATCTTGATATTGACGCAGTGTTGGAAGGAACTCAGGTACAAGAATCTGGGCAGAGTCCTCGAGAGGGCACTGATGTGGTTCTTGCTCGTTTAGATGAATCTGATCCTGCGGCCGCTGAAGCTCTAAGGAGTATGCAGCGGCGTATGAGTCAGAACAATAATGAGTGGCATGACCTTCGTACGGAAGTTCTGAGCCTTCGGGAACAGATGCTTGCGCAGAGGGAACAAGCCGTACAACAGCCGGAACCAGTGCAGGAAGAAGAGCCGCTTCCTGAAGGCGTCACAGAGCAGAATATGGAAATCTTTAAGGCTATGGCTGATCGTCTTGGTTATATTCCTCGTGAGGAACTTGAACAAAGGGAGCAGGCCAAAGCTCAGGAACAAACTGCCGAAAATGCTGTCAATGCGGATTTAAAGGCTGGCGTTGATATGTATGGAGATCAGTTCGGAACTATGGATGAAGCAGGTAACTTTGTATTGAATCCTGGTATTCAGCGCAGGCTGGACAGGCGTATGCAACAGTTGCAAGATCCTTCTAGGGGTGTAACGCCTCTGGATTTGTTCCGTATGGAGTTTCCTGAAGCCCGAGGGGCAAGAGGCCGTACTACTCTGAATGACGGGGTTAACACTGGAAGTAGCAGCAGACCTTCTCCTAACGTAGTTCGTAGGACTGGTGCTTCGACTCCTGGTTCGGGTGTTGATATAAGGGCTGGTGAAGCTAGCCCAGAAGATGTTATGGATCGTGCGTGGGCATTAGCTCGACGTGAGTTAACTTAATTTTAAGAGGTGAATTCTAATGGCTGTCGGAGATGGCAATCCTACAATCGTCTGGGGACCACTACTTTCCTCAACGATTATGAATTATCTGGACTCGGGTATGCTCCGAGACCAGGTACATAAGCGGAGTCCTTTCTGGTCTTGGATCAGGGAGGGTAATCGTATCAAGCGTCTCACCGGTGGTGAGCGTATTAAAGTCCCGGTCATGTATGAAGGTAGTGGGAACTTCAAGCGCTATTCAGGGCTTGAGGCTCTTGATCCTACCGGTTACGAAGGGATCACGAACGCCTTCTTCAACTGGAAGCAGGCGGCTACGAGTGTCGTGATTTCTGGCCTGGATAAGCGTTCGAACCAGGGTGAAAGTCGTATTCGTGACTTGACGAAAGATAAAATCTTTCAGGCCGAGTCCACGTTGGCTGATAACCTGGCTACGGATGCGTATAGTGATGGTACTGCCAGTGGCTCGAAGCAGATTACGGGCCTTAAGGCTATGGTTGACGGCACTCCTGCCACCGGTACTTATGGTGACATTAACTCCGCTAACAATAGTGCATGGCGGAATAATGCTACGACTGGTGTAGGTAATGGCGCTGTCAACTTGCTCCCGAACTTGCGTACGATCTATAATGATTGCACGGAAGTTGCTGGTGTAGAAGGCGAGCCTGACGGTATCTTTACCACTCAGTCTGTTGCTGAGACCCTGGAATCCCTGGTTGTTCCTGCTATCCGTTATACTGGTGGTGGCACGAGCGATTTGTCTAGCCGCCCGACTTTCCGTGGCGCTAGCATTAACTGGGAAGCGAAGGTTGACTCGGGTTATCTGTATGTTCTTAACTCGAAGCATATCTTCGGTTTTGTCCATCGTGACGCTGATTTCGCTATGGCTGATGGTGGCTTGCAGAACCCGGTGAACCAGGATGCCTTCATTGCCCCGATCTTGTATCAGGGTAATTTGGGTACTAATCTTCGCAGCGCCCACGGCGTCCTTCAGGGGATCACCTAGAAAAGGAGCTGAGAAGATGGGAGTTTCCACTCGTAATATTGGGCGTCTTAGTAATCAAAATAGGGTTACTGGTACTTTGACCTGTAATAATTCTGGTGAGACCATAGCTGTTACAGGTACTGGTAGTCGTATTATTACTTTTCAGGCATTTAATTCAGACGGTGGCGAAAGTCCTCGAATTGAGCTAAATGTCGGCGCTTTTGATGGAGATACTGTTAATGGGTCTGTTCAGATGTCCCATAGCGGGTCTGCTGATGATGTCTGGTTTTATGAATGCACGTACGTTTAGGAGGAAAAAATACTCATGTGGATGCAGACTGTAAATCGTTCGGATACTGAGCGTGTTTGGGTGAACTTTACCAATCGCTCTGGAGAGACTCTATCTGCTCGGTATCCCGTCTTTAAGCTGACTGCTGCTGCTAATACTGCAAGTGTTAGTACTAATGACGCAGCTAAAGCTTCTGTAGCAGGGGAGCTTAAAGGCACGGAAGGGTCCTTTATAGGGATGGCTTACGAGGATGTTGCGAATAATGATGTAGGTGTTGCTCAGGTATATGGGTATTTTGAAAGTGCCCTT